ACGCTTTTCCACAAGTTAATTACTCTTGTGTAGCTCTCTTACAACAAAATTTGTGTTGACAACAGAGAAGTTGTCGTTTATGATTTGGTCTTCTTTTACTAACTAAGGAGTTTTCAAATGAAGATCATCAAGACAGTGGTACTTGTACTTGCACTAATCACAGCAACCGCATCCCATGCTGATAACCGTGGAAGCGAAGAACTTTGTCATGACGTTGCAGAATCAGACCTAGATGTCAAACACGGTCTTCAAAAAGACCCAAGTAGTTTTAAGGGATTTCTGCGATACATTGATGATGCAGAAAAGAATCCAAGAATCAAAGAGGGTTTGCGTGATAAGGCTTACTGGGTATTCAATCGTAAAGACCTACCAGATGACCTATTTCGTAAGTTATCTTTTCTTCGTTGTATTACTATGGTGCAATAATCCTTAACCTAAAGTCTAGTAATAAACCCTAGGTTAAGAACGCCCCGAAAGGGGCAATTCTATTTAACCTTTTGCTTTGCTTTACTCTGTTCTTTTTCATGTTGCTTTTGATAATGCTTCAATGCCACTTGATCAAATGCTTCAATGACATCTATTTCATAAGTCTCAGGGATAACCCCAATGAGTTCAAAGAAAGCAAGCATTTCAGAGTAAGGTATTGCAGATATACCCATTCCAGAAGGTCTACGATTGGAGAGCCTGAGAAACCATGACCAGTATTCTTTCATGCACTCAGGCAAATCAACTAAGTCTTCTAATTCTTTAGGGACTCTACCGATTTGTCTTTGTACGCTAAGTAAGGCATCCCGGAGGGTTTTACCGTCTGGTTGAAGTTCAGATAGCTGGAACTCTTGCTCTGCGTAGGCTAGGGCTTGTTCTAAGTCTTCCTCAGCGAAAGTTGAGGAGGTTTTCTGATTCCTCCATTACACTTTCCCGAATCCACGGGTGTTCCTTGAGAATACGTTCAGCATTTTCACGAGTGAAGGGGAGGTCTACACCGTCTTCTTGAATACCTTTCCAAGAGATGATACGGACAAACGCCCGTTCAACAGCCATCTCTTCCAAATCCTCAATACTAAGTTCGACTTCTTTGTTTTTACCCTTAGCCATCTTTTCACGCTTTTGCATTTCGGTAACTACCTTGCGTGCGTGAGTCTGTACGACCTTGGATTTCTCACCTCGAATCTTAATAAAGCCTTCAGTACCTTCACCAGTTGCTGGGTGCAACAATTCAAATTCGTAACCTGATTCAGCTTCTGCTGCAATATTGGTCTTTGCAAGATCAAGTGCCATGTGTTTTCCTTTCTTTGTTATAAACGAACAAAAGCCCTAGGCATAGAAGCGAAGGGCTTAAGTGATTAGTTTTAATTACTACATCAGACTCTATTATATCATGCCTCCCATGATATTGCAAGATAATTATTCAGGTTGTTGTGGGGAGAGGGACCAGCCTTTAACAGAAAGCTGACGTTTAGTCTTTGAGAAAAGTGCAGAAGAATCTACTCCAGTTTTTGCCTTAAAATCAAACTTAATTCCATTGAATATTTCACCTGTATTATTATTCACGAAGGTATACATAGTTGGGTCAGCCTTTTTATTTCTAAGCACCGATAACGGAGTTGAATTAAAAATGCGTTGAAATGTCCATCCTAAGCAAACTCTTGCTTTATCTCTAAATAAATCCGAAACTTCCTTCCCTAGCTTTTCACTTAATTCAGCCCTAGAGCCAGTGAACTTCTCCATAGTGTTAATGTTAATAAATTCATAAGTGTTTTTATCGCTCAAGTGATGATTACTCCCAGTCCGTCCTTCCTTTGATTTTCTTAATTCTTCTTGGTCAATTACTTCTAAGACAGTCCAATCCTTAATCGTGAAACAGTTCCCATCCAATACGTGATGAATTGCAACATCCATGTGTGCATCTTGGAACTTTCTTCTAGTAGTCAAAATAGACTCATTAGTGCTAATGTTATAAAAAGTGTACTCATCAAAGTCATTTCTACTTTTAAATACTTCCTCCTTCTTTTCTTGCAAAAACCACCCCTTACAAGTTAGTACAGGATTAATACAAAACAGTACTTCAGTTTTTATGCCGTTGATTGAGGCCATCTCCAGTCTAGTACCTACGAATACATCACCACTAAAATTCTCAAAGGTATATATTGAATTATCGGCGTTTGGGTTAGGTCTTCCTTCGTTTACGGAATAGTACATATTCATCAAGTCAGAAACCTCTATACAAAACCAATACTTGTTTGCAACACCCTTGTTAAACATGTTACCAGTTTCTAAGCCAGTCTTTTCTCTAAAGTCAAGTTTTGTGCCTTGGTATACCTCACCCGTCTTCATATTTATGAAGTTATAAACTGTTTTGTCTAGTTTTGTGCCTAACTTACCAGCACTACCTACACGAACTTCCGTTGGTATTTCTTTATCATATAAGACCCAACCTGCTACATTAATATCTACACGGTCTGATTTTTTATGGAAAAGTGGAGCAGGGTCAACATTAAAATGGCTCTTAAAATTTATGCGAAGACCTGTAAATGTCTGCTGAGTTTTAAAGTTATAAAAATTGTAAACATTGGTGTCTGTTGATGGACAATCAAGCCCTGCTGGTCCTTCTCCTCCATCAGTGTAGTTTACCAATGGACCAGTCTTATCCTGCATCCTTCCATAGTACGCAATTAAGTCTCTTTCAAGTTCAAATGCGTACCATTCTTGCAAGTTATTGGCGTAAATCTCAACAGTAAATCCACACTTTCGTACAATGTTTTTCCAGTGTTGATTTCTTCCGCTTTGGCTCCATGCTCTCCTACTTGTCCCCTTTCCGATATAAAAGACTTGTCCATCAGTCTTTCTCTTATGAATGTAAACATAAAAATTCAAATTATTCTCCTTTTACAAATGAAAAATCCTCCTAAAGCCACTAAGCTAAAGGAGGATTATATCACAAAATTAAGGATTACACAACTGAAGTATCTTGTATCAACAATGTTGTTGCAGGAAGACCAGCAGTGGTCACAGTATTAAGGAGCGCTTGGAAGGAGTGATCTTGAACAATACCAACTTCCCCATCATTACGACTAGCTGATCCCAATTTTACAGAAGGCATCACGAAACTGATGGCATGAGCATTTGCTTCTGTACCAGTTGTCAAGGCAAATACCAAGCTAATCTTCGACTCGTTAAGGAAGTAATCGCGGTAAACTGCATTTTCAAAGTACGTTGAAAAGTCTCCGGTTACGGTTACGCGACCGTCGAAGATATCTGTAGAGTACCGATTGCCAACAACAATAGCCCGTTCGAGGCCCCGATCTACACCGAAGCTTGCACTGGTAATAACAGCAGCAGGAACACCATTGACCAACACACTTCCTGAAATACCAACCGTCAAACCATTCGTTGAGGCAGTTGCTGCAGTTGCGAAATGCTGGGTTGAGCCTGTCTGCATCATCCCCTTGCCCATGAAGGTAAAATCAATCGTGCAAAACCCCGAAGATGGTATCTGAACAGAGACAGAGCCTACTTTATTCCCCGTATGCACTTCACTTACATTCACACCACCAGCATAAAACTCCTCAATTGTAAAGGAATCAGATGTATGCCCGGTCAATGGAGTAAAGGTTTGCTTGCCTACAACAGCTGCAGCTGCCGATGCAATTGGCCCTTCAGCAGTCAACGTATTCTTATCAAAAGTACGTACAGTAAGGACCAACGCAGTCATGGAAAGAATCTGAATATTCTTATTGATATTCCCAGCGGCGAACCCTGCACCCGTCAAGCGAATGATATTACCAACATAAAAACCATCAGTCAACCACGAACCAGCAGCACGAGTGATAGTATAAAAATCTCCAGATACCGCGATAGTCAGAGACGCCCCAGTGGTAGAACCACCAACAGCAAAATCCTTTGCGAGAGATGCTGCTAGAAAATCTGAGTAAGTACCAGGGGAAAGTTCACCATTCAAGGAGCCATCTGTAGACAAGGAACCAAGTCGATAGTCCGCAATTTGATAATCTTGTCGAATTTCTGCACTCTGAATTGTCTCAGCTGTTTGGTTAAACTGACTTGTGACACGCCGCAATTGTTTAGCACCAGAGTCAGCTGCAACAGCACCCCAAGTTGTCTCTTTTTTATACGCAATTTTTTTATCTACACCTTTGGCCAAAATGCCCATAATATTTTCCTTGTTTATTATTTTGCAAAATAATTATCACGCCAAAGGCGTATTTATCAATCCTGATATACTTCCACAGTAAGCGGAATAAGTACAGGAACAATAATCCTATCGCTAGCAACTGTTGCACCAGCAATTTGAGGAGTCGACAGCACATGCATACGAACTCCACTTTCCGTTAACGTCAAACCTTTGTGAAACCAATCCCTAAGCACTTGTGCTCTAGCTATAGCTCCTGCAGTTCCAACGTCTAATTTGTCAGCTACGAATATCTGAACTTGAATATTCTCTCTATGAAAATAAGTACCAAAGGTGGGATCAGTTGGTGGGCTGATTACAAACTGCAATCTCTGATACATTCCCGTAGGTGCTGTAAAAGGTATACCTTCAAGTGCTGTAGGCAGTGCAGGAGTAAGAGCCGCGAGTCTAGTTCGGATAGCTGTTTGTGCTTCAATTATGCTCATCCTTAACCTTCCTTAAAGAGTCTGACAAGATCAACTTGGTATGTTTGCATGATGCTGTCTAGAGTAGGTTGCATGATGCCAAGATTGTTTGTCTGATTGCTATAATTATTTTCCAGTTGTCTGATGTAGAAACCTTTGTTTCCAATAAAGACACTATCACCAAGTTTGTAGTTAGCTAGATCGGACTTTACTAATGCAAGGGCTTCACTGCCGGAAGTAGCACCGTAAATAGTCTGGATACTAAATTGACCGGAAGTATTAACCTGCCAAGAGCCTCTTGCAAAACCTTCTGTGGGTTCTAGTCCAGTTCTACCTTGCCTAAGTTCGTATAGTTTGAAATATGTCTCTGAATCACCAAGAGGGGTCTTTTCAATTGCAGTCTTTGCTATCGTGTAGGAAAATCCTACAGCCATGTTTTTGAGTCTGCGGATAGTATCTTGATGGTATTGTTCCAGTTCTTTTAAGACTTTAGATACATCTACAGAAATCATACTACCCCTTCACACCCAGTAGTTTATAGAGGATAGTTTTACCATGCGCCGTAAATCCTTGATAGGAGTTAATCCTGTAGACTTCACCTTGATAAGTAATCTCGTCTGAAACTTTAGGGGTGAAGGTTAAACCATCTGCAGCAAGGTAAAATTGAACTACTGTTTTACCTACAAGTGTAGGCATGTTGTACTGGTTAGCAATTGTTGGCTCTGGATAAATCTTCAGAGTAACATTCGTTATAACCTCACTAGCAGAGCCTGCAATGGGGTCTACTGTTCGGGTGATGGTAGAGTAAGGGAGAAGCTGTCCGTGACGATCTAAGGCACGTTTAGTGCTCTTTACTGCCCA